TACTGGAAAAAACATAGAAGCATTAATATTTTAAATTCTGCTTATGATGTTTATTTTGGTCTTTCCTCAAGTTCTCTGGCACAAAATTCAGAATTTGAAGTTTCTGATGATGCAACAAAGGCACAAATTAAATCTGCTTTTGTAAAGTCATTAAAAACAAAAAAACTTAACAAGAAAGTTCTTGGAGAGTTTATTTCTCTTGTTGTCTAAATACTTAAAAAGTGTCTGCTAATATGAAAACATTTCAAGAGTTTATGATTGAAGCAGGTGATTGGTGGCATCCAGATTCAAAAATAGACAGAACACTTCCTGGTAAGGGCCCTCAAATGAGAGCTCGTGAAGACAGAGGACAAAGCACTTCAGTACAAACAATTCCTGATTATAGTAATGGACTGAAACCAGCTGAAACCTATATGCAATTTGCTAAACGTAGGGAAGCAGAGAGAACAAGAAAAGAAGAAGTTGATTTAAGTGAAACTTCTCTTGCTCGTATTATGAGTAAGTCAGAGAGGGGTGGTATGGCAATTATGTCTGCTCAACGTGGTGATAAATCAAAAGCAGAAAACAAAGAACGTTCAAGACAACTGGAGCGTGATGTAAGAGGTGCTGGTCTTCCTGGCCCTACAAAGGTTGCTGGCAGATATACAGAAAATCCAGGAACTCCACAAGAGAAAAAAGTGGGAGAGAAATCTCACGTTATTACTCCTGGAAAAATGGGTAAGAGAAAGTTTAAAAAGGTTATTGAAAAACTGGGTAAAAAGTATGATCAAGATTCTGTTTTGATTCAACGCAAACCAAGTGGAAGTTCAACTCTTAAAGGAACTTCAAAGACTTCTTGGCCAGGAGAGGGAAAGAATGTTAAAATAGGAAGTATGAAACCAGGTAGAACTGGTGAGTTTGATACAAAAGTTAAAAACAAAACTTTTACTGTTGAGGATTAATTATGAAAACTAAATTTCCACTTGAGCATGTAGTCAATCACGATACACAAGAGGTCTGTGTAATTTGTAACAGTGCGATTACTGCAATGGGTATTCCAGTAATTATCAAGCAGTTTTATCCTGGATATAAGGGTAAAATTGTAAGCAGAGAGCACTTTGAAAAACTAAAAACCCAGTTTGTAAACTGACACAAGGGGGGGTTTTGGCAACCCCTTTTTGTTTTATAATGAATTCAGTTGAAAACACTCTTTCTCACAAATGAAAAGCATTCAAATGACAGACGATCAAATTCTTTCAGATCTTAAAAATACTTTTGGTAAAGAATTTATTGCTGCGGATGTTCGTGGTTATTGTAAATCTAAAAATATCTCATATCCAACTGTGACTAAACGATTGGAAAATTTTAAGGTTGGACGTGGTAAGTGGAATTTGGAAGTAACATTAAAAAAGGTTCAAGAAATTGAGCGCAGTTTTTCTGCTCCCTCTGCTCTTCCTGCTGTGGAACAAAATCTTATTCCCGATAAAGATGATACTTTCGTCAAGTTTGGTAACTTCAATGATATTAAAAAAATTATTCAATCCAATCTTTTTTATCCTACGTTCATTACGGGTCTTTCGGGTAATGGTAAAACATTTAGTGTAGAGCAGGCATGTGCTCAACTGAACAGAGAATTGATTCGTGTAAATATTACAGTAGAAACTGACGAGGATGATCTTATTGGGGGTTTTCGTCTCATTAATGGTGAAACTGTATGGCACAACGGCCCAGTCATTGAAGCATTACAACGAGGTGCTATATTGCTCCTTGACGAGATCGACCTTGCCTCTAACAAAATTTTATGTTTACAATCTGTCTTGGAAGGAAAAGGAGTTTTTCTTAAGAAAATTGGAAAATTCGTTAGACCAACAACTGGGTTTAACATCTTCGCAACTGCCAATACTAAAGGCAAAGGTTCAGACGATGGCAGGTTTATTGGAACTAACGTGCTCAACGAAGCCTTTTTAGAGCGTTTTCCTGTAACCTTTGAGCAGTCTTATCCTGCTCCTACAATTGAGCAAAAGATTTTAGAAGGTGTTGCTCTTGAATTAGGTATTGAAGATCGTGATTTTTGTAAGAGACTTGTAGATTGGGGAGATGTGATTCGAAAGACTTTTTATGATGGTGGCATTGAAGAAATCATCAGTACACGTCGTCTCGTTCACATTCTTCGTGCCTATAGTATCTTTAATGATAAGGCAAAGGCAATACAAGTTTGTGTAAATCGTTTTGATGATGAGACCAAGCAATCTTTCTTGGAACTCTACGATAAAATTGATACGGATTTTAAACTTCCTATTGACGAATCTGAATCAAACTGATATGATAAGGAGTAGTAAATACTTCTCTTTTGTTCTTCTATTGGAAAATCTTATGATTGAAAATTTTGAAACTGATTATGAAAGTTCTATTCCAAAAAATTATTCTACAGTAACATTTGGTTCTTCTATTACTGGAAGTCACCTTTTAGGGGGAATGGGAAAAGATCATATTTCTTTTGACTATAATAACTATTCGGAGGATGATGGATTCAGTTTGACTGGAAATCCCTATGCCTCTCCTGAGGTTATTTCATTTCCTACTTCTTATGAGGTAAAATCACAATCAGAAGTGAACAACTTTTGGAAGTTTGGTGAAGGAAAGACACTTAAAGTAGTTGAAGAGTATATCAAAGGAACTTATAATGGTCACTATGCCTCTGATAAATCAAAGGTTCAAGTTCTTGATATGATTGATGCGATTGATGATGGAATTCCTTTCTGTCGTGATAATCTCATTAAGTATTCCTCTCGTTTTGGAAAAAAAGATGGAATGTCAAGACTTGATGCTTTGAAAATTATTCACTACGGTATTCTTTTGTATCACTTTGCTGGATTTAATAATGAAACTGCGAAATCAAACTATGAAACTTTCTGATAAAACTCTTGTTTTATTAAAAAACTTTTCTGGTATCAATCAATCTATTCTTTTTAAAAAGGGTAGTTCCTTGAGAACGATTAGTGTAATGAAAAATATACTTGCCGAAGCAACGATTACTGAAGAGTTTCCTAAAGACTTCGGTATTTACGATTTAAATCAATTTCTGAATGGACTTGGTTTGCATCAGAATCCCGAACTTAATTTTGAGAATGATAGTTATGTTGTAATCAGAGAGGGAAAGTCTCGTTCCAAGTATTTTTTTGCTGATGCGAGCGTGATTGTAACACCACCAGATAAGGAAATTACTCTTCCCAGTGAGGATGTATGCTTTGAATTGAATACTCAACAATTAGATAAATTACTTAAAGCTGCTGCGATTTATCAACTTCCAGACTTATCTGCGATTGGTGAGGCAGGTATTGTTAAGTTGGTAGTAAGAGATAAAAAGAATGATACCTCAAATGATTTTTCTATTGTGGTTGGAGAAACTGATAGTGTTTTTACTTTTAACTTTAAAGTAGAGAATATCAAGATTCTTCCTGGTTCCTATGAGGTTGTTATCTCACAAAAACTTTTGTCACGATTTACGAGCACTGATAGAGACTTGAATTATTGGATTGCTTTGGAACCAGATAGTCAGTTGATAGAATTGGAGTAGTCTAGATTAAATTAAAGCAATCTTTGAGTTATTTAAATTATTATGAGAAATGATTTTTTGTGGGTAGAAAAATATGCTCCAAAAACAATTGAAGAGTGTATTTTGCCTGAAAGTATAAAGAAAACATTTCAGGATTTTGTAGATAAAGGAGAAATTTCAAATCTGTTGCTTTCCGGTCCTCCTGGCATTGGAAAGACAACAGTTGCTAAAGCACTATGTTACGAACTTGGAGTAGATTTTTATGTTATTAATGGATCCGACGAGGGTAGATTCCTCGATACTATCAGAAGCAATGCGAAAAACTTTGCTTCGACCGTTTCACTTTCATCAACTGCTAAACACAAAGTCATCATCATTGATGAGGCAGATAACACAACCAGTGATGTTCAACTCCTCTTACGGGCAGCTATTGAGGAATTTAGTGGTAATTGCAGGTTCATCTTTACCTGTAACTACAAAAACAAAATCATCGAACCACTTCACTCTCGATGTGCCGTTGTTGACTTTGGAATCAAATCCAATGATAAACCAAAAATTGCCTCAAAGTTCTTTGAGAGGCTCAAAAAGATCTTGGATCAAGAAAAAGTTGAAGCAGATGATAAAGTTCTTGCCCAACTTGTAAACAAACATTTTCCCGATTTCAGAAGAATTTTGAACGAATGTCAAAGATATTCCGTATCTGGAAAAATTGACTCGGCAATTCTTGCTTCCTTTTCGAATATTAAACTTAATGATCTCGTTAAATGTCTAAAGGAAAAGGACTTTCCGAAAGTTCGTAAATGGGTTGTTTCCAATATTGACAATGATGCCAGCAGTGTTCTTCGTATGGTATATGATGCCTTATATGAACATTTAGATGGTCCCAGTATTGCTGCTTCTGTTCTTATTATTGCTAAGTATCAATATCAAAGTGCCTTTTGTGCCGACCAAGAAATAAATATGCTTGCTTGCTTAACTGAAATAATGTGCGAGTGTTCTTTCAAATAAAGAAAAAATGTCAATTAGTCAAAAACAATTAAAAACTTGTTTAAGATATCCTGGGGGTAAGAGTAGAGCAACTAAAACTCTTGCACCTTGGTATCCAGAAAACTTCAAAGAATATCGTGAACCATTTATTGGTGGGGGTTCTGTTGCTATCTATATTACAAAAAAATATCCGAATGTTGATATTTGGGTGAATGATCTTTATGCTCCACTTTATAATTTTTGGATTCAACTTCGTAATGATGGAGAAAATTTATCCGAGAAATTGAAAGAAATAAAAACTAAGGTGTCTGATTTTCAGACTCAAGATTTAAAAGATAAAGCACATAAAGAATTGTTTGATCGGGTTCTAATAGATATCAATAATCAAGATGGATTAGAAAGAGCAGTAAGTTTTTTTATTCTTAATAAGTGTAGTTTTTCTGGTTTGACTGAGAACAGTACATTTTCACCAACTGCGTCTCGTTCTAATTTTTCTTTTATTGGTATTGAAAAACTTAAAGAATATTCAAAATTGATAAAAGATTGGAAGATTACAAATACCGATTACTCCGAAGTAATGAATGCTGATGGAAATGATGTATTTGTCTTTTTGGATCCTCCATATGATATTAAAGATTTTTTGTATGGAAAAAATCGTGAGATGCATAAATCATTTGATCATGACCTCTTTGCGGAAAATGTGTATAAGTGTCCTCATAATTTTATGATTACATATAATGTAAATGAAAAACTTCTTGAATTATATAAGAATTATTATATTCGTGAATGGGAATTGAGATATTCTATGGCTCACCGTGGAGAAAAGGGAACAAAAGAAAATGTGAAAGTAGAACTTTTAATAACAAATTATCCAATCGAAAAGGTAGCAACATTGGAGAATTTTTTTAAAAAATCAAAAATTCAACCTACCTTTGGTGGTTGCTATAATTATAATAAATTAAAAAGTGAGGGATTGGTTGATGATTGAACTCAAAGAATGGTTAAACTCAATTAATTTTACAAAAGAAAATCTATTAGAAAATATTAAAGATTATTCACCATATATTATCAATCGTTGTTTATCGGGACATATTGATTGTGTGATGTATGCAAATGAAATGAATATGCATCATCATCTTGATAAAGATTTGCAATATTCTTTTTATTTAAATAGTCTAAGGAAAAAGAAGAGATTTTCTCCCTGGATTTATAAAGATAAAATTGAAGATTTAGAATATGTTAAGAAATACTATGGTTATAGTAATGAAAAGGCACAACAATCTTTAAATATTCTTAATAAAGATCAGATTGAGTATATCA